CTCCGCCTTTCCTGGTTACATACCCTTCCGATTTCAATGAATCACAGATATCCTGCAATGTCTTGTGCTCCGCTTCCTTCATCTCAAAGATCCGACGAATCATCTTCGCCTCTTCTTCATTAACCGTCAGTTCCTTCCCACCGTGAGTCGCACTATACCCATACGGTGCCTTGCCACCGGAGTATCCACCCCTTGCAGCCTTTACAGCCCTGCCACCGCCCATTCTAATTGTAATAAACTCCCTCTCCAACTGCGCAAACGCTGTGGATATGGCTTCATATACCGGAGCATACATCCCAAGCATACCAAAGTCTTCCTGTACACTAATCACATCAATATTATTCCGCCTCAGTAAATACTTGAACCCGTAATACTTCTCAATCTCCCTGGAAAGCCGGTCGTTCTTCGCAATTACAACAGCCTTAATCGGCGGATTCGTAATCTCCCCATTCAGAATCTTCTTCAGTTCCGGCCTTTCATCCTCATCCTTTGCCCCACTGACGGCTTCCTCAATGTACCACTTGACAATGTTTAAGTCATTCTCAGCGCAATATGCTTCAATGTCTTCACGCTGCGCATCAATCCCGTACTTGTCCTCCCCCGTCTGATTCTCCGTGGATACACGGCAGTACGCTACTACATTTTTACCCATTTTCAAATTCCTCCATTTCGAATTTCTGTGTCCTATTATAATCGATTTACGAATACTTGTCAATACCCTTTTTGAAATTTTTGAAATTTTCAGAGAGGGACTTTTTTCTTGTTTTTCTGGTAATGGGACTAATTCCGCCCGCCCGCCCTGGTCCTGGATCCCCCGAGGGTGCGCCTGATCAAGCCGGACGCCATGCAGGGCCACGCCGGAGGCCATGCTAAAAAACGGTGTTAGCACTCGAGTGTATAAAGTGCTAAAATTCAAACCGATTTACGAATAATCTAAATTATTTTTTGCTAAAATATACAAATAATACTTGACAAGTATTTGAATATATGATATATTATTATTGTCAAAAGACAAGGGCACACCGGATAGAGATTGATAGAAATTTACAGACGCTAATAGAGACTCGGCCGGAAAGAAAAAGCCTGGTATATATAGCAGTATATACCAGGCAAGCCCCAAAAAACAAAACCTATCAAACCAAACAAATTTTATTTTATGGAGGTAACAATTATTATGGCACGCAACAACAAAAAAAGCAAGGGATATTTTACAAAAGAAATTCTTGCAAAATTTGCAAAAACAATTGTCGCAGCGAAGGAAGCTGTAAAGGCTGGTAAGGATCTTGTTGTAAGGATTAGCAACAAGAATTCAAAAATGGGAGAAGTTGCTTCCGTGTCTCTGGTACCGTTTTTTTCGTGTCCTGGCGTATGCAAAACAACTTGCGCTAAAAAATGCTATGCTGCGAAGCTTGCGAACCTTCGTCCGGCCGTCCTTTATAGTTACGCAATAAACCAAGCAATAGCAATGTATAGGCCCGATATATATTGGCAAGCGGTAGATCTTGCATGCAAGGCCGTAAAGTTTTTCAGGTTTCACGTGGCCGGCGACATTTTGAATTATGAATACTTTGAAAACATGATCAAAACAGCAAGAAACAATCCTACAACAGAAATTCTTTTTTTTACCAAACAATATGAAATTGTCAATAAATGGATTGATAACAATGGATCCCTTCCGGAAAACATGCATTTACTTTTTAGTGGTTGGGATAACCTGATACCAAACAATCCGCACAAACTTCCGGAAACAAACGTATTCAAAACAGAAAACGACATCAAAGAAGATTGGAAAATCTGTGGCGGAAATTGTTTTAATTGCGCGTGCCGTGGTGTTGGCTGCTGGCAAGCTAAAACAGGGGATACAATTGCATTTAAACTTCATTAATAAGGGGGATATAAAATAATGTCTATCTTTGATCTCGATTTACAAGCGGCTAAATATTTTGAAATTGTCGCTAAAATTACGGCCCTGGAAAGCGAAAAGAAAGCAATTCAAGAAATTTTCCAAGCTGCCATGGTAGAAATTGAACAACAAGAAATAAAGGGCCATGGCTGGAAATCCACCTGGAACAACACAACAAGAAAAACAATTGATAGTAAAGCCCTGGAAAAAGCTTATCCCGATGTTTACAGCAAATTCTTGAAAGAGACGACGTCAACAAGATTTACTCTTAATCAAATTAAAACAGCCTAAAAGTTTATACCATGCCGGAAAGTAAATTTTTCCGGTATGAATAAGCCTTTAAGCAAGGCAAAATAAAATAAAAGGAGTAAAAACAATGAAAGCTTTATTTGCTGAATTAAACACTATTGCCGGAAAAGCAAAAAAAGGAATGATTACAATATCGGAATGTAATCAACTTATGGAAAAAGCTATACATGAGGCCGAAAAACAGTATAATTACAAGTTTTTTCATGGTAACATGGATCCTGATACTTTGCACATAGTGTTTTATATCGATTCAAGAAAAGCATACCACAAAATGTATAAATTGCTTTTCGAGTTGACAAAAGGAGTATAAAACAATGCGATTTACAATCACTCTTTTAATCCTTGTTTTCGCCATTTCAGAAGCAAGTAAGGCAATGAAAAAACCAAAAGTAAAGCGGATCCATTCAGCAGAAATATGTTATAAGCAAAGATCTATTGACTATGAAAGAAGCCGGAAAGAGGCAATCAAACAAGCCAAAGAAAGAGAAAAAGAGCTAATACAAGCCGAAAAAGCAAGACAAAAGAAAGAACAAGCACAAGCCGACAAAATCTTTTTAATGCAACAATTAGAAATCATTAATGACATTATTAATGAATACGACGACGAATTAAGCAAAATAAACAAAGCAATAAAACACGATATTGACGGACAATATTATGATTCCGAAATAAGACATAGAAAGCAAAAAGAGCAAATTGTTAAAAAGATAATATCGACAGAAAGCAAAATACATATACTCGAAACAAGACTAGCAAAAGCAAATTACATAATAAAAGCCGGATAAAAAACCGGCTTTATTTTTTCGCCTTTACGGCCCTATATAAAGCCCGTACGGATCCGGATATATCGATATATTAACCATACAGCTAACAAGCCATACAGAGCCATACAGAGCCATTTACATCCAAAAACAGAGCCGGCAGCATAATATATACAATTCCAGGAAAGTAAAAAATCCGGCATATTAACCAAAGAATGCCCGAGACGGCCACACAAGCCGCTATACGGGCATTTTATTTTTTAGTAGTATATTTACATTTCCGGCTTTTCATGCGCTCAAAATCGATTGTAGAGCCGTCTCAGAGCTATAAATTTTCTTTATAAGCTATAATTTTTACTTATGCTACTTGCTTTAGCTCTTTAGTGCGTGAAAGCGACCGGACCAGACCGTGAAAGGTCCTTTCTGCGCCTTCTGCGCTCTCAAAAAATCAAAAAATTTCCCGTTCTGCGTTTCTGCAAAGCGGGAAAAAAGTTATTAATCTTGCGGTAATTCTGCGTATTTCTGCACAATTTGGTCAGGATTTTGTGCGTCACCCAGAGGGTTGTTTGGCGTAACGACGATTTCTGTCTGATCAGCATAACCCATGTTGTTTTTCATCAGGAAGATTCCAGAGACCGGATTTATCTTGCCGTTCTGCATATATTCGACCATAAGATTATTTATTAGACCATAAGCTCTTTTTATGGAGTGGCGAACCGTGTCAGGTATATGTGAGCTCTCAATCCCATTCACCCATCGCCACATAGTTTTTCTGTCAGTATCAAAAGCCAGAGACAAACCTTCAATTGACGGTTTCATATCGTTCTGCTCACAGAGGGAAAAATACTTTCCGATACGTTCATTAACCTGTTCGAGACTTGTAATATCCGGACGTTCCCAAGACATCATAACCATAGAATGGCGCAAGTATTTTGAATTATCGCCAGGTTCGGTTTGTGGCTGCAAATCCTCAGACCTTTTCGGCCTTCTGTGTTTCACGACTTCCTGGACGGCGTCATCGAGGGAATCGACTTTCTGTCTTGGCATGAGGCATCACCTCTTTCTGTTCAAAATAAGATTTTCAAAAAATGCTTGCATTGCATTTATTATATAGCCTGTAAAATCACTTGTAATTTCAGACGTGAAATTATACTACCCAAATCTCAGACATCAAAAAGCCTTGATAATAATAAGGGTTTAAAACCAAAAATCCTTAGAAAATCAATCGTCTTCAAAATCGTCTTCTGTGGTATCTGCTGAAACGCCTTCCCTCATGCTCTTAGCACGTTCTGAAAGTGCTGCACGTTCTTCGTCGGAGAGAATACGGTTCGGGCGGATTTTGATCCACTTTTTCGGGATAATGTATTCCACGGCACCGTCGAGTGCATTCTGCGGTTGTTCGAGGTA